ATTACAACTAACGCAGATACTCATACGAGTACAGTTGCTGATGCTTCTGCTGATGAAGCAAGAGCTTTATATTTAAAATATACTGGCACACTTGATTCAACTTGCACCATCACGATTGGTCCAAACACAATGAAACGTGTTCATATTATTGAAAACGCTACAAGTGGATCACAAAGTATTATCATCAAACAAGGATCCGGTGCAACAGTGACGATAGCAAATGGACAAGTTAAGATTGTTTTCTTAGATGGAGCTGGTTCTGGAGCAGCTGTAACTGATGCTTTACAAGATTTGGCAGTGCCAGATTTGTTTGTGGATGATGATTTATCACTTCAATCTGATGGAGCTATTGTAAACTTTGGTGTAGATAGTGATGTAACATTAACACACGTTGCAGATACTGGTCTAACGATAACAAACACTAACACTGGTGATAACAAGCCTGTTGTTTTGCAATTAAAATCCGAAGAAGATGCTATAATCGCTGATGAAGTAATTGCATCGATTGAGATGGCTGCTGGAGATAGTGATGGCACAGATGGAGCAACAGTGGCTGCTGGAATACACGCTATTGCTGAGGGTACTTTTGCTGCTGATGCTAATGCTACAAAACTCGTTTTTACTACTGGTGTTTCTGAAACTGCTGCTGCGTCTGCAACAGCAAAGATGACACTAAGTTCAGCAGGATTACTTACTATTGCAGATGATTTAGTAATTAAATCTGGTGGAACAATAGGTGGTGCAGGAGATACTGACTTACTAACTTTAGGAAGCAGTATATTAACTGTTGCAGGTGAGGTCAGTATGACTACACTAGATATAGGTGGTACAAATGTTACTGCTACTGCAACAGAATTAAATAAATTAGATGGAGTCACCGCTACTACAACTGAGCTAAACTATACAGATGTTACTACGTTAGGTACGACAGAGGCTTCAAAAGCAGTTACGGCTGATGCAAATGGAGTAGTAACCTTTGATAATGGAACGATTGAAGAGGCTACTACAATCACAAGCTCAAGCAATGCAGCCACTTTAGATTTGCGTGCTGGCAATGTTTTTGAACACACTTTAACAGAAAACGTGACTTATACATTTTCAAATCCAGCTTCAAGCGGAAGAGTTTCAAGTTTTGTATTAAAGATCAAACAAGATGGATCTGGTTCAGGTTTCACTGTTACTTTTCCATCATCAGTTGACTTTGCTGGAGGGAGTGCTCCAACCCTTACATCAACCGCAAATGCCATAGATACTTTTGTTATTTTTACAACTGATGGAGGAACAATTTACAACCTTTTGGTAGCTGGACAGGATATAAAATAAATGAATATTGCAACAAAATTACTTAAAGCCTCCGCTGGACAGGCTGTTGGTCAAGGTCTTGATGTAGATGAGGTCTTCTCTACTTTTTTATACACTGGAACTGGAAGTAATCAAACCATACAAAATGGTATTGACCTTACTGAGGGTGGAGTTGTTTGGATTAAATCAAGAGGTGCTCATAACCACAATTTACATGACTCTGCAACAGGTGTAACTTGTTCCTTACGAGTCAATGGTACAAATGCAAAATATTGTGATGCGACTCAAATTTCAGCCTTTACCTCAAATGGATTTACTGTTGGTACTGATGGCAGTAGTAACACTAATTCACGAAATTATGTGTCTTGGACTTTTAGAAAAGCACCTAAATTTTTTGACATCGTTACATATACTGGAAATGGTTCTAATCAAAATATAAGTCATAACTTAGGAACTACTCCTGGTTTTGTTATGGTTAAAAAAACTAGCGGTTCAGGTAACTGGTCAGGTTGGCATAGGTCATTAGCTTCTGCAAACCCTGATCATTACATTCTCCTAAATTCAACAAGTGCTGCTATAAATGGAGGTGGTGCGTATAATAGAACAGTTAATTCTACAACCTATCAAATATTTGGTGACTATCCTGATGAGGGAAGTAATGGTCAATCTTACACTATGTTCCTATTCGCACATAATGATGATGATGGAGATTTTGGTTCTTCTGGCGACCAAGATATTATAAAATGTGGAAGTTATCAAAACAATTCCTCCGATGATGTAACAATTAATCTTGGATTTGAACCTCAGTTTTTATTTATAAAAAACACAAGCGATACTGCTGATTTTATTATTTTGGATATAATGAGAGGTATAGTACATGACTCAGGAACAGCTAGAAGTCCAGAATTAATTCCAAATGCAGCATCTGCAGAGTCAAATACAAATGCTATTTTACCAGATTCCACAGGCTTTATTGCTCGTGCTGGGGTTGATCTAAGGTACAATTCAGGAGCAACGACAGGAAGCAAGACTTACATTTATATGGCTATTAGTCGTTCTACAAAAGTGCCGACTGCGAGTAGTCAAGTTTTTTCTGAGCATTTTGGAGATGGAGACCACACAACAAATTTCCCAGTTGATATGAATATCAATACACAAAATATTAGTAATAGTATTAATTATATTTTTAATAGATTAACACATCCAAATATTTTAAGAACTAATTCTTCTGACCCAGAAGACACATTTGGACCAGCAAACTTTTTTCAAAGTAACTCAGGAACAGATGTTGGAACTGGGTGGTGGGGTCTTAGTCAAACAAATATAGTTAGTTTATCATGGAAAAGAGCGCAAACCTATTTTGATATTGTTTGTTATACGGCTGGGTCATCTCCTTCAGGTGGAGAAACTATTACTCATAATTTAAAAGCAGTGCCTGAAATGATGTGGATTAAAAGAAGGAATGGTTCTGAAAATATGGTTGTCTACCATGAAGGACTTGGAAACACAAAATTTTTAGAGTTAGATGGCACAGCAGCAGCTGCAACATCTTCGACCCATTTTAACGATACTACACCTACGGACTCTGTTTTTACAATAGGAACAAGTAACAATGTAAACGCAAGTTCTTCACCCTATATTGCATTTTTATTTGCAACAGTTGCTGGAGTCTCAAAAGTAGGAATTGTGACTCATTCTTCTGGGTCTGCAACTAATGTTGATTGTGGGTTTAGTAGTGGAAGTAAATTTATAATTTTAAAACGCACTGATTCCACAGGAAAATGGTATGCTTTTTTTACAGCAATAGGTGGAGTTGTTGCTGGGAATGATACATATTTAGAATTAAATACAAAAAATGTTCTTGTTACTTCAGAAGATGTTGTTGACCCACTAAGCTCTGGTTTTCAAATAGCTAGTGGCACTACTTCTGGAACTTACATTTTTTATGCAATCGCAGCTTAATAAAAGGAAGATTTAATATGACAGAATACAGAAACAGAAAAACTGGTGAAGTAAAAACAAAAGAAGAGTTGAGAAAAGAGTTTGCTAGTATGTCACTTCCTCCGATTTGGGGTCAAAACGTATTTGATGCAATGAACATTGACCCAATTTTACCAAGTCCACCAGCAACAACATCTACATATCAAGTCAGTGTAAGAGATGGAGTTGAGCAAGATTCTAAAGGCAACTGGATAGAAAAATATGTAGCTAAAGATATGTTTGAGGCTACCTCTGAAAAAACAAAAGAGGAGCTAGAAAAAGAATATCAAAAAAAATTAGATGATGCAAAGGCTGCGAATGTTAGAGCAGAAAGAAATTTATTGTTAAAAGAAAGCGATTGGACAATGATTACTGATAGTCCGTTGAGTGACTCTAAAAAAACAGAGTGGAAAACATATAGACAAAAACTAAGAGATATTCCTGCTAGTTCAGGTTTTCCTAACTCAATTACTTTTCCAGATAAACCTGAATAATAAACATAAGGAGATAAAACATATGCAGCTGAATAATGCCTTTAACTAAATTAGAATTTAGACCTGGAATAAACAGAGAATCAACCTCCTACAGTAATGAAGGAGGATGGTTTGATTCTGAAAAGATAAGGTTTAGAGCTGGGTATCCAGAAAAGATAGGTGGTTGGTTACGTTACTCTGATAGTGCTTTTTTAGGAGATTGTCGAGGATTACATCCTTTTGTTGCTCTTGATGGAACTAAGTATATAGGTGTAGGAACACATTTAAAATATTATCTAAACCAAGGTGGATCTTTTAATGATAT